TATCAGGTCCGTATGGTGAGGGGTTGAGATGGCAGGCGCACTCGACAGTCTGTTCAAGAGCGTTGCTAAGTCGGTTGTTGCTGACCTAGGCAAGTCACTTGATCACACGATCACGTACACCCGTAAGGCATCTCCGACCTATAACACCAGCACCGGAGCGTTGACAACAACGGATACGGCCTACTCGTTTGATGTACCGGTTGAATTTGTGCGTTCAACAGAAGAAGACGAGGCTGAGAAGCGCACAGCCAAGCTTTATGTAACGCCTGATTTGATTGGCGACAACCAACCAACTTTTGAAGACACTGTGACGCTGAAGTATGCAGGGTCTAACCGAGTTGCTCAAATTACAGACATTCGCACCTATAAAGGCGATCAAGAATACCTGTTTGTTTTGGAGGTGGTGTTTTAATGGCTAAAAACGACCTCTTGGATTTTGACCCTGTTAATGACTTTGAGGCTTATTTTGACAGGGCCTTAAACAAAGCTGTTCCAGCGATACTTTCTGCTTTGGCTAGCCCTGATAACAGTCCTGTTTATACAGGGTATTTTGCGTCAAGCTGGAAAGTTGCTGCTGGCAAAACTGCTCAACAAGCAAGTGGTCGTTTGGGCAAGGAAGACCGGCCAAAAACTCGTGCAAACAGGGAAACAGGAGACACGCCTTGGGCTGCAATTTTTAATAAACGTGAGTTTGGAAACGCTAGAGGTCCCAAGCCAAAATCAGGCGGATATATTCGCCCCAGGTTTCCTGAAGTCCCATATATTAACTTTCAAAAAAATCCTGTAATCAATATCGGCAACGTTGCCTCCTACGCTGCATACGCCCTAGAAAATCCAATAGTTGCAACATTTGTGCAAGGAACTGGGCCTGGGCAACTTCAGGGAGTTATTAACAGGGCTTTCAAAGAGACTCCAGATGGCGTCAGACTAAGGGTTGCTACTGGCCTTCGTTCTCGTGCAGCTGGCAGCGTTCAGTACACTGATTTGTTGTAGTCATGACCTTAGTTAATGCTCGTGCTGCTTTTGAAAAAGCTGTTACTGACGCGGTAGCAGCAGCGGACAACACCGTTTTAATGGTGTATGACAACGTAAGTTACACAACGCCAGGCAAGTCAAAAAAATACATTTCAATGACTGTTCGATTTACGCAGTCAACTTTGCAAAACCATGGTGCTGCCTCTGACTATTACAGCGGAGTAATTCAATGCAACGTGTACGTTCCAAAAGCTGCTGGAACGTCTGTTTTGTCTGCAATTAGCGAGGCTGTAATTGATGGTTTAACTTCAGTTAATGCTTCAAATTACGTTGATTCGTTTAGTGTGTCACCGCGCGTTATGGATGTGACCGGCCCAATCCCGTTAGCACCTGAAGATCGTTCTCACTTTGTTGGCATTGTTTCTTGCCAATTTACCGCAGTTGTATAGTATATTAGTTGAAACGACAATGTTTTATGCGTGCCACCGAGCTGCTTCGCAACAAGTTTGGCGTCAGCCAGCTTTACAAGCATGAGGTCAAGGACGGTGATGACGTGGTGCTTGAGATTTACTGGCATCCTTTGACGATTGCCGAGCGTGAGTCGATTCAGAAAAAAACCGACGGCGACGATACTGGTGATTTTGCCTTGGGCATGATGATCGAAAAAGCGCTTGATGCCGATGGCAAGCGTTTATTTCAGGATGGCGAAAAGGCTCAGTTAAAAAACGCCGTTGAGGCTGCTGTGCTCCAGGAAATCCAACTAGCCATGCTGTCTTCTGGGTCGGAAAACAGGGTGGAGGAAGCGAAGGCAGGTCTCAAAAGCTAACAACGACTGGTTTTTCATTTTTTTTCTTGCAAAAGAGCTGGGCATGACCGTTGCTCAGCTTTCTGTGCAGTTGACGCAAGAAGAGCTGGTCGGTTGGGCTGCTTTTTACGAATTAAAAAACGAACAGCAAGAACAAGCGATGGAAAACGCAAAGTTAGGCAGAGGCGTGGCAAGAAGGTAAGCGTTAGAGTGGGCTGAAGAGTCGTTGCTTTGAGCTTGTGGCAACCTACGGCGTAGATATTGAGATCGGCGTCAAGGGTCAACAACGACTCCAAAGCCTTACGTCTGCAATCAAGCTTTCAGGTAAAGCTGCTGACTCGCTAGCAAAATCTCTAGGGGAGCGAGGCGTTGTCAGTCAAAGCATTGATAATTACAATAAAGCGCTTCAGCGAGCCAGCCGCACACTACAAGGCGTAATTGCCGGAACGAAGGGAGAAACAAAAGCAGTTAAAGAATATGCTGCTGCTTTAAACGACCTTATTGCAATTCAAGAGCGTCAAAAAAAGCTGGTTGGTGCTGAATTTCGAGCAACAGCTGCTGGCCAGGCAGAGCTAGAGCTAACCAAGGCTAAAAAAAGTTTAGAAATTAAAAGAAAGCAAGGAGAGCTTCAAAGGCAGCAAGATCGTGACCGCGAAGCAATTCAAAAAGCTTTAGGTCGTATGGAGTTCGAGCAAGCTGCTCGACGTAGAGAGCTTTTGGCTCAAGGGACTCGCGAGTTAAAAGAACAGCTTGAGCTGTCTAGGCAGATATTCCAAACAACAACCAGCGGAGCGCCAACAACTATTAGCCGAACGGTTCAAAGACGACCTACGTTTGGCGGTGGAGCGGCGACTGCATTTGGTCCTCAACCTGACAGGATAAAACGTCTTCGTCGAGCTGAAATTTTTGATCGAACAGCAGCCGCACGACGTGAAAATGAAGCACGTCGCGAGCAGTTTAGAAGACTAGAAGAAACTGCAAGAGGTGCGAGAATACAAGCTGCACGAGAAGAAAATAGAAACGCTCAGCAACTAATTGTTACCAAACAAGACGAGCTTGCTCTTCAGAAAAAATTAGGAGAAATGGAGAAGCGCTCCCAAGAGCTTGCGGACAGAAAAAATAAAAGTTTGCGGCATAGCTTTAGGCTTGGTAAAAGCATTGTTAGAGAAACCGTTAAGGGAGTTAATGCTGACAAAGCCCGTACAAAAGAGCTTGAAAAACAAAATGCATTGGCGCGTCAACAAAGAAACCAAAGATTGCGTGGCGCTGTTGGTAGCGGCTTGATTGGTGGTGGCTTTCCACTGTTGTTTGGTCAAACAGGCGCTGCTGCGGTTGGTGGCGCCATTGGCGGCTTTGGCGGTGGTCTTATTGGAGGTGAATTTGGATTTGCGTTGTCTGTCGTTGGTACAGCAATAGGTCAGGCCGTTGCAGAGGCTGAAGAGTTTGACAAAGCATTGGCTGCTGTTAATGCAAAAGCAGTAAACCTAGGCACAGCAACTCAAGCTTCCGCAGAAGACGTTAAAAATTTAGCAAAGCAGTTAGGGGTAACCAAAGACGAAGCGTTGGAGCTTGTAAGTGCGTTTTCTGCGTTTGAAAGTTTTGCGGATAAACAAGCGCTTACAGCAATTTTTGGAGACGATCCAGGTGCTTTTAACCGTTTAGCGGCTGTAAAAACAGAATTTGATCTTGCTAAAGAAATTTTTGACACAAGAGATGCCATAGGAAATGTTGAAGCAACAAGACTAATAAATATGCTTAAGACCGCTGACGCCTCAGTGGTTGAATTAGCGCTTGCAGAGGCTCGCTTGCAGGCTGAGCAAGATGTTTCGCTTGAAAAAGCAAGACAAATCACTTTTATGGATAGATTAAATGCAAAAATTAACGAACAAGATCCGTTGTTCCTTGGAGCGCTTACTGGACAGCTAGGTCCGACCAACGCTGCAGAATTTGGCGAAAACCGCGCCAAAAAACTAGAAGAAACTTTTATAGCTAATAGAGATAAATTCCTTAAAACACTTAAACGGCTATTAAGTGAAAGAAGAGAGCTGCTTGCGGATGTTGCTTCTTTTGATCCTGGCAAGTCTCTTACTAGAGCCGAAACCGGCGAAAGTATTGAACAAAGACTTAAAAAACAACTTGCTCGTTACGAAGAAATTGAACCATTTGCTCGTAAACGTGCAGTAATTGAAGCAGACCACAAAGTTACTTTAGAAAAAATTGCAGAAGTAAAAGACAAGATAAAACGAGAAGACTTAGAGATTCTTGCTGGACAGGTAAGACAAGCGCGACTCGACGACGTTCGACATCAAGAGTTAGAGCAAGCAGCTAAAGACTATGCAGATCTTCTTAGGGACCAAAAGAAAATTAGAGAAGAAATTTTTGAGCTTCAAGAGGCAGAACTTAAAAAGACTCAAGAATTGGCTAAAGGGCTTACTGACACGATGCGAGATGGTTTTGTGGATAGCATTAAGGCTGCAACAGACGAAACGCGCACGCTTGCTGACGCTTTGGCAAACATGTTGAATCGTCTGTCTGATCAGCTTTTAAATATCGCTGCAAACATGGCGTTTTATGGAAACGCTCAAGGCAACCTGTCCCAGGGGCAAGGAATTATTGGAACCCTTCTTGGTTCTATACCTGGACTGTTTAACGTCACATCAACTGCTGGGCCTGGTGGTTACACAATTCCTGATGCAGCTGTTCCTAAGTTTCGAGCTAACGGTGGCGCTGTCGGGGCAGGTCGTCCTTACATCGTTGGCGAACGTGGTCCTGAGTTGTTTGTCCCTGGAGCCCAAGGCAACATCGTTCCAAACGGCGCCATGGGCAGCACCAGCGTCGTCGTCAACGTCGACGCGTCTGGAACGGAAGTGCAAGGCAACCAAGGCAATGCCGATCAGCTTGGCCGCTTGATTGGGCAGGCAGTGCAGGCAGAATTGATTAAACAGAAACGGCCTGGAGGACTTCTTACACG